CCTGGGGCGTGGTAATCGGCCCGTAGATGGAGACCTTGGGTTTGACGGCCACGTCGCCGGGGGTCTGAATGGTGGCGTTGACCTGGGCGCCGCCGCCGCTCGGATAGACCCGGGGGAACACCAGCGGGTAGGAGCGCCCGGCGCCCACCGTGGAGCCCGACCAGGCGTAGGCGGACTTTTGGGCCGGGTCGTAGGCGATGGGGTCGGCGGCGTACCACTGGAGCTGGATGTCGCGCTGGTAGGGCCCCACGAGCGGGCCGGCGTAGCCGGTGGTCGCCCCGCGCAGCGTGAGCGTGCGCTCGGGGGAGCCGGCCCGATCGAGCACGTAGTGGAGCACCGGGCGGGCGCTGGGCACCATGTATTGGGCGAAGGAGGCCAGCACGGTGTCGATGGACGCCCCGGCCCCGCGCAGCGCCGTGATATTGGCGCTCACCACCCGCCCGGCGAAGTACTGCGTCATGTCCACCGTGCCGTCGGCGTCGGGGCGGGCGTAGACCACCTCCCGGATGGCCGGCGGCCCCAGGTCGAGGCTCGAGCAGAACCAGCCCCCGGCCGGGTTGTCCAGCGCCAGCGTGTTGGAGCCGAGGGTCAGCCAGGCCCGCCGCACGCAGGTGGGGGCGATGGTCATGCGCTCTGGCGCCGCAGCGACCAGGCGAGCTGGCTCATGGCGGCGTCGATGTCGAGCTGCGAGCTCACGTTCAGGTTCTCGATGTGGATGCCCCGGCCCACGGAGGCCCCGGCCGGCACCACGGTCTCGCCGGCGTGGACCAGGGCCAGGCCCGTGGTGGGCACCACGCCGCCCCACTCGAAGGTGGGGATCTTGGGCATCGAGAAGCCGTGGCCGCCCACCAGCGGCACCCAGCCCGGCACCGTGAAGCTGAGGCTGCCCACCGTGTCGTTCCACCCCTTGGCGATGCCGTCCCACACCGCCTTGGCGGCGTCGAGGAACGGGTCGAACATCTCGTGGGCGTGCACGTTCACCCAGTTGATGACCGTCTGGAACATGGAGGTGATGGCCGACCAGCGGGTGACGATCTGCTCGACGGCCAGGCCGATGGGCCCGGTCAGGATGCCGAGGAGCAAGGGCCAGTTGGCCTCGATCCAGCCGATGACCGAAGACACCACGTTCAAGATGGCGTGGAACGCCACGTCGATGGCGGCCCAGGTGTCGGTCACCACGGCCTTCCAGCCCACGAAGTGGGCGATGACCACCACGATGATGGCGATGAGGGCGGCGATGCCGGCGATGATCAGCACAATGGGGTTGGCCAAGAGGGCGGCGTTGAGTGACCAGGTGGCCCCGGTCTCTTCCACGGTGGCCGCGGTCTCGGCGACCTGGGCCGTGCGGAACAGGGCGCTTACGCCCTGGACAACCTTGATGACGCTGCCCAGGCCGGAGAGCGCCGCCCCCGCCTTGGTGAGGGCGGGCCCGTACTTCTGGCCCAGCGCGGATGTCTGATTCTCGATCTCGGTGCGCAGCGCCTTCATGTGGCCGGAAAAGGTGTTGGCCTGGGCGCTGGCCTGGCCGGACAATTTGTTGCCCAAAGCGGTGATGGCGGCCGAATGCGCCGCCGCCGCGTTCTTGTTCGCGTTCTGCGCCTTGGTCAGCTGGTCCGAGGTCGACAACGCCGTCAGGTTGGCCGCCGCCACCTTGTTCTGGGCGTCTTGGAGTTTCATCGCCTGCAGTGCGTTGTGGGTCTTGGACGCGGCGTCCGCGGTCTGCAGCTCGAGCAGCGACCGGCTGGCCGCCGCCTGGGCCGCCACCGCCTTGCTGTGCGCGGCCGTCGCCGCGGTCAGGGCCTTCTGCGGGTTGGCCGCCGCCGTGACGCTGATGTTGAACTCCTTCATCAGCTTGGTCGAGCCCCCGTAAGTTTTCGCCAGCTGGGTGGCCGCCGTCGAGAGGTCCTCGTGCTTGGCCGCGGCCAGGTCGGTGGCCGTGCTGAGCATCTTGAGGGCGGCGGCGGGGTCGCCTGTGGCCTGGGTCAGCTTGCGGAGCGCATCTTGGGTCTCGGCCGAGCTGTAGCCGAATTTCGCCTGGTGCTTGATGGCCTCGTCCACCTTGGCCCCGTACTGGTCGTAGGAATGCCCGCTGGCCGCCACCGAGGCCTGCAATTGCTGGTGGGCGGCCTGGTCCTTCGAACCCATGGCCGAGAGCGCCAACCCCACCCCGGCCGCCGCGCCGCCGATCCCGATCATCTTGGACGACGTGTCCTTGGCGTGCTCGCCCATCTGGCCCAGCGCCTGGTCGGCCGTCGAGAGGGCGTCGCCCAGGCCACCGAGCACCCCGGTCTTGTTCAACGTGCCCAACATGGTGGAGAAGGCCGAATGGATGCCCGCGGCGGCGCTCTGGCCTTTGTTCTGGGCCGTCCCGAAGGAGTTGCCCAGCCCCGTCATGTCGCCGAGGATCTTGACCATGATGGACGGGCCGCCGGGCATCAGCGGGTCCTGTTCATCCGGCGGATCTCGGCGGCCTCGCGTTGCATGAGGCGCACCATGGCGGCGAAGTCCTCGTCCCCTATGGCGTCAATGTCGGCGGGGTGTATTCGCCAGTAACGACAGAAGCTGGCCCGCTGGTCGGCGATGTCCCGTTGGTAGGGTTTACGTCCTCGATCTCAACCTCGGTGTCGTAGGCGTGCATCCACAGGGCGGTCACGTCGTAATCGGGGAAGTCGCGCAGCAGTGCCCTAAAAGCCACGATGCGGAAGGGCTGGGCGGTGGCCAGGGCGGCGAAGTCCGAGCCCTCGATGCGGGTCAGCTGGTCGAGCACGCGCTGGGTCGGCATGCGCTGGCTAAAGGCCGTCGATACCCGGACCAGGGTGGGCAGCGGCTCGGGCAACGGCACCGCCTCGGTCGGCACCTCGTCGTCGTAGAGCTCGCTCATGCCTTGCCGGCCACCCAGGCCGAGCCGGACCAGTGGTTGGCCAGCAGGTCGGCCGTGATGACGTAGTTGCCGGTCGTCCACGCCGTGGCCGGGCTGGCCGTGATGCCGGTGAGCGCGGCCAGGTTGGCCGGGGTGGCCGCCCCCGAGGGCGTGAAGAACCCGGGCGCACCCTGGGTGGCGCCCGCGGCCGCCACGCCGGTCTGGTCCACGCCCGGGGCCGTGGTCATGTTCCAGTCGATGGCCACCTCGGAGGCTGCTCCTGCGTCCCCAATCAAAAGTTCAAATGGCATCGGAATGGCGTAACCGCTGATCACAGGATTCGTCGCCGACTGGGTCAGGCTGGCGTGGGGCCGGGCCTTGAACTGCACCTGGGCGCCGGTGGTCAGATAGTTCTGGTAGGCGTTGTTGAGCGTCTGGTACACCGCCCCGTTGTCGAAGGACTGGTGGAAGGTAACTCTCAAGTGCCATTTCGTTACGCCGGGGTAGTCGATCTCGGCGCAGAAGCTGGTGACGGTCACCACCTTGTTCTCCGGCACGATCTCGAGGTGCTTGACCAGGCAGCGCAGGTTCACCCCGGTCAGCTCGAAGTAACAGTCGTTGAGGATCAGCGGCGCCGCCGTCGGCGGCACGGGGTCGCCCGTCGCGGTCAGGCTGACCTCGGGCGGCGGTGCTGAGCGGCCCGTGCCGTTCTCTTCCTTGGTGGCGGTGGGCATGTTTACCTCCTAGTCGTGGACGGCGGCGGGGTCGGTGCTCTCGTTGGTCCAGGGGACGGCGGCCAGCGCCTTGGTCAGGGCGTCGGTGTAGATGGCCACCCCGGTCGAACCCAGGGTGAGGCCGGCCGGGAACAGGTAGCGCCCCCGCGGGTCGTACGGGCGCGTCGAGCGGTGCGGGGCCCGCCGGGTGCCGCCGAACTCGACCCAGCCGGCCCAGCGCACCGACGAACTTCCCATGGACACCGCGGCGCCGCCAGGCTCGGCGGTCACGGTGACAGAGGCGGCCAGGCGCCCCGAGACCTGGGGCACGTCGGCCCGGGTGGTGGCCGCCACCGGGTTCACGGCGGCCCGCCCGGCCACCTCGAACGCCTTGTTGAGCGCTCCTTGGTCACTCGTCAGCTTGGCCAGGTCCCGCTTGAGGGCGGCGAGCCCGATCATCTCGACGGCCTCGGCCATCACATCGTCACCTCTAAGACCAATTCCACAGTCAGCAGCTGGATGCCGCCGGCCCCGGTCTGGTTGCGCCAGTTGCGTTCTTGGGCGGCGTGGATCTCGGCCACCACGCCCCCGAGGTTGGGGTTGGCCAAGAGCGCCGAGCGACAGGCCGTCTTCATGGTCTCGATCAGGTCCTCGGTCTCCACCCCGCTTCCGATCAAGACCGGGAGCTCGGCCGTGTCGACCCCGAAGCCGGCGTTGGCGTAGGTGACCAGGGTGGGGCGGTGGACCTCGATGAAGGGCGGGGTCACCGTCATGGGCGGGTGGTCGAGCACGTTCACGTTGGGGTTCGCCGCGGCCAGCACCGGGACCAGGGCGTCGACGCACTTGGTGCGGTCCCACGTCACGCGAACACGATGTTGAGGAACGGGGCCATCAGGGTCTCGATGTCGGGGTCGCGCGGCCCGACCCGCACCACGCCGAGGTCGCCCCAGCCGATGGTGCCGTCGACGCTGTCGCGCCGGCGGTACAGGCGGGCCGCCTCGTGCATGGCCACGGCGAACAGCTGGTCCGGCAGGAAGCGGTCGGTGCCGGCGGTCACGTACTCGGGCATGCAGCGCGCCGTCACCCAGCCGATGGCGGCGTTGAGCTCCTGGCCCACCAGCGTGGTGTCGCCGGTGTCGCCCGACTCCACGCGCAGCAGGTTCTGGACGTCGGAGACCGTCGGCCAGCCCGTGGTGACCGGCCCGGGGTAAGGCGCCCCGAAGCCGGGCGAATAGCCCGGGTCAAAGGCGCTGGCGTTGCTCACGAGCCCGACACCGTGACGGCCTGGAAGGCCATGGCGGACAGCTGGCCGCCCGCCACCTGCGCCGTGTACTTGGGGGCGATGTTGGTCACCCCGGCGCCCAGCGCGGCCACGAACGTCACCTCCAGGCGGGCCTGCACCTGTTGCTTGCCGCCGACCAGGAGCACCTGCTCGGGTTTGGAGCCGACGGCCACCGTGGTGGCGCCCGAGAGGTCCAGGCCGACCTGGATCTGGTTGTTGTTGGCCATCGAGTCGACGTTCAGCGACACGACGAACTGGACATCGGCCGCCTCGTCGAGCGTGATGGCGTAGGGCGCGGTGCCCGGCACCGCCGTCCAGGTCGCCGCCAGCGCCAACGTGGCCGGTCCCTGGTTGACCACGTTGGCATAAGGCGGGTTGGCGTCGTTGTAGAGCGCAGTGACGATGGTGCGCAGGTCGGCCGGGCTGATGTCGCCCGTGGTGTTGTCGGGCAGCAGGGCCAACAGGTCGGCCAGCGCCATCAGCGCCTCCGGCGGGGCGTGCCCGGGCCGCTCCCGGGCTCTTGCTCCTCGCCTGCCGCGGCCTCGGCTTCGGCTCCGGCCTCGGAGAGGTTCTCGATGTCGGCCAGCTCGCGCTCGGCCTGGGGGGCCGGGATCGTGGTACCAGCGTTGATCTGGGCCAGGGCGGCCGGGTAACGGGCCACGACCGGGGCGGCGTAGCCCCAGACGCCCAGCCGGATCGACTCGGGACCCAGCACTTCCTCGTAGCGGAAGTTGAAGGTGGACGACTCGAGCAACAACAGGTCGTCGGCCTTGGCCACGTAAAGCAGGTTGTCGGTGGCGGCCCAGCTCGCCACGACGTTGAGCCCGACCACCTCGCCGGCGATCTGGCCGTAGGTGACGGCCTCGCCCAGGCCGTAGGCGTTCACCGGGCCGTGGTAGCCCGTCGTGATGAGCGGGCGGCCCTGCTGGTCCTTCTGCTTGGCGATGAAGGCCCAGGCGCCTTCCGAACAGAACACCACCTTGGGCGCCGCCTTACGGTGCTTCCGGATCGAGGCACTGGCGTCGATGAAGGCGTCGGGCAGGTTGGCGTAGACCGGGGCGGTGCCGGGGTAGGTGATGACGGCGGCGAAGCCGGTGGCGCCGTTTATGGCGTTGACCACCGCGGTCTCGATCTGCTCGTTGTAGCTGCCCATGCAGTCGGCGTACACGATGCCGTCGACGGCGGGATTCGAGCCGTCGACCAGCTGGCGTGACACGTCGATCTTGCCGGTGTAGGTGGCCGGGTTGGCCGTCAGCATGTTCACGTTGAACGAACCGTCGTTGGGGATCGTGTTCTCCGAGGCCTGGGCCGTCACCGCGGCACCGGGCGCCACCTGGACACCGATGCGGACCGGGTTGGCGTCGGTGATGCCGACGCGGCGCAAGGTGTCGGCCCACGGGCGGGCGCCGTGGGCGATGATGGCGAATTCCTCGAACAGCCAGGTCGGCGGGATGACACCGGTACCGGTCGTCGTCGTGCCGGCGGCGCGGTTCATCAGCTGGTGGCGGCGCAGGCGATCGGCCGCGTCGGGGTCGTGGTCCATCTGGGAATGGAGCAGGTCACGGAAGAAGCGCGGGTCGTCGCCACCGGCGTCGCGGCGGTAGACCTCGGGTTCCTCGCCGATGCGCACCTGGATGGCCCCGCTGCGGGTCTCGACCGGGGGGGCGTCGGTCATGGCGCGCACGGCGGCAAACCGGCGTTCGTCGGTCTCACGCAGCTCGACCAGGCGCTCGCCCAGCGGTTGCATTTCTGAGCGCAGGCCGTCCAACAAGCCGGCCTCTTCGTCGGTCGGGTCACGGCCTTCGGTGTCGCAGCGGTTCAGGATCTCGTCGTAGTTGTCGCTCAGCGTGCGATAGTCGCCGGCCAGGCGGTCGAGTAGGCGGTTGGCCATGATGAGACCTCCGAGAAGGTCGGGCGCCGTGGGCGCGCGGCGCGGGGTAGTTGCCCGCAGCCGGTTCGCCGCTCGCCGGTTCCCAGGATCTAATCGACTGGGGTTCAGCCCTGGACGGTTCAGCCGTCGTCGGGGCCGATGTTAGCGCCTAGGAGTTGAGGCGGTTGAGGATGGCGTGGTGCCGCGCCGCCTCGCGTTGGAAGGCGCCCAGGCCCGCTCGGGCGTCGCGGATGGCCATCACCCTCGCCCCCTGATAGGCGGGCTCGTGGGTCAGCACGACATGGTCGAGGTGGGCGGCCGTGCGCACGGCCTCGCCGTTGGGTCCCTGGCTCGTGCCCCCCTTGCCGAGCGCAAAGCCGATGGACAGCCCGGTCACCTCGCCGCTGCGCACCAGTTCTAAGGCGTCGTTGGCCCGGGTCGTGTTGTAGAGCGGCCACGTCCCCATGAGACCCTGCATGGTCTCGGCCAGCGTGGCCGTCTTTCCGATCGGCTGCTGGCCGTTGCTACGGGCCTGGTGGGAATCGAACAGCTTGACCTGGCCCACCTGGCCGCTCTGGATCTGCTCGGCGAAGGCCCCCGGGGCGAACTGCTCGCGGGTGCCGTCCTTGAGGTTGATGGTCTCGCCGTAGGGGACGGCCCGGCCGACCAGGGTGCGGCCGTCGCCGCTCTCGCGGATCTCCAGTTCGACGTCGAAGGTGCGCGTCAGGATCTCGCGCACCGGGCCGCGGTGGCGCCCCGTTCCAGCCGAGCCGGTGTACTCGCCTTTGGACCCGCTGACGTTGGTCGTTTTGGCCAGGGCCTTGGCCTTGTCCATGGCCGCCATGCGCTGGGCGGCCGTGAGGCTGGAGGCCTGGGGGATGCGGGCCAGCGCGTTGGCCACGTGGGGCTCGTCGACGTCGCCCGCGGCGTTCTTGACCGGGAAATGGCGCAACGAGCGCGGCACGGTCTTGCCGTCGGCGTCCTTGCGCCCGCCCGACTCGATGAGCAAAAAACTGCTGTCGGGAAGATTGTTGATATAGGCGGCGTCCCAGGTGTCACGGGTCATCGTGCGCCCGGTCGCAGAGCCCATCATCTGGGTCATGTAGGCCACCAGCTTCTTGTAGTCGTCGGGGCTCAGCTGGCCCATCATCTGGGCGAGGTCGGGCGTGGTCATGGGCTCGCTCCGTTCGTGCTCATGGGGGCGCCGGCCATCTCGGCCCCGTCCGTCGCCACGTTGGCGGTGTCGGGCGGCATGTTCGCCGGCATGGGGGTGGTGGCCGGCGCCGCCGGCGTCTTGGGTGGTGGTGGTGGTGCTTCGGCCTCTAAGGGGTTGTTGACGCCCAGCTCGCCGGCCACCACCCCCATGGGATCCATGTTCTCGCGGCTGCGGATCTCGTCGACCAGCAGCCACTGGGACGACGGGCCCGGGCCGCCCAGGGCGAACTGGTAGGCCTGGTATTTCGAGAGCGTGTCGGCCTCCATGGCCGCGGTGAGGTCCCATTCACAGTTCTGGCCCCGCGGCAACAGCTCGAGGCTGGCTGCCTGGGCCAACAGCGTCGTCCAGGGCGCCACGCCGTCCTGGCGGGCGGCCACCTCGTCCATCTGCGCGTTCTTGTACGGCACGCTGCCCTGGTTGGCGCCGAACTTGGACGGCGGCAGGCCGAACAAGAGGGCGGCCTCGACCAGGGAGAATTGGCGGCTCTCGATCATCTGGGAGTCGACGGCGTTGAAGCTGACGGGCGTGAAGTCAATTAGCTCGTTGAGCACGGCGACCGACGGCGCCCCGGCGTAGTTGGTGATCCAGGCCGACTTGGCCGCGGTCGCCTGCTCGGCGGTGACCTCGGGGCGGTGGATCTTGAGGATCCCGGCCGGCACGCCGCCGCGGGAGAAGTACTGGGCGCCGTAGGCCTGGAGAGCGACCTGGAGGGCAATGGCGTCGGAGTTGGTGTCGATCAGGCCGCGGCCGAGCGGCCAGCCGTGGCGGCCCAGGTGACTCTTGATGTGCCAGACGTCGGCCGGGTCGTACATCTGGCCGGCGATGTACCACGAGTCGATGGTGGGCGCCATGGGGTTCCCGGTGAAGCGCACGGCGGCCAGCGTCGAATGGATGGGTTTGAGCGTCAGCGGGTAGCCGAGGTTCGTCCGCGAGGTGACCAGGCACACGGCGTTGCCATAGAGCACCAGGGCCTCGGTGACCCCGGCCCAAAAAGCCATCGGCGTCTGGTTGGGGTCGGGCTGGGTCAACACCGGCGGTTGCGGGTCGACCAGGTCGGTACCGCGATAGGCGTTCACCGGCAGCATGCCCACCGTGCTCGCGATGTAGTGCATCCCGCGCCAAAACGCCGGCACCGAGAGCGCCGTGGTCTCGGACGGTTGCGGCAGGTTGACCGGGACCGGGAACCGCTGTTCGGGCCCGGGCACGAAGGTGGCGCCGGCGACGGCCGAGGGCGCCAGGCTGGCCGGGTGCAGGTTGGGCGACGCCATGTTGCCCGGCCTGGCCCGGGCCTCGAGCTCGGCACGGCGTCGGCGCAGCCTCACAGGATCTGCGCCTCACCCTGGCCGGACTTCACCAGTCCCCATCTTGCCAGCGTGACGGCCACCAGGGGTGAGATATCGGCGCCGCCCTTGCGGGCCCAGGCCCAGGAGTCCCCTAGCACACGCTTGCGCGCACTGGCCACGGCGCCGCCCAGCACAGGCTGGTCGAGGTGCACCAGCGCGCCATCGCCCACGGCGTCGTAGAACTGCCCGCAGGCCTGGGCGTACTCGCGGGCCGACAGGGTCTCGGTGCTCACCCCAGCGGCGGCTAGGTCCACCAGGAGCGACCCCGCCGGCCCGCCGGGGTCCACTATGACCGGGAGCGGCGCCCAGCGCCTTTGCAGGTGGGCCAGGCGCTCGGGCACCCAGCCCGTGCCCGCTCGGTGCTCGACGATCTCGACGTGGGTACGGCGGTCCTCGCGCCAGCCCGCCACGCCGATGGTGGCCAGCGCCCGGTCCGGCGTGGCGTCGAGGGCGAAGCACGGCATGCCGCGGAGCTGGCTGCGCGGCTCACGACAGGCCGCCCAGATGGGCCCGCCGATGACGGGGCGCCCCGCCGTGGCGCGGCGGTTCAGATACGCCCTCGCAAACTCGGCGGGGTCCAAAGAGTCGTGGTCGGCCCGGATGACGTCCTCGGTCACGGTGTGGCCCAGGGCGGGCATGCAGCTCCACCAGGTGGCGGGGTCGTCAGGATCGGCGTCGTCGGCCGCGCTCCACTCGAAATATGCAACTCCGCTGGTCTCGCCGGCCTC